GGTGATACCTGCCTTCCAAACCCCTTCAATTTTAGAAGAAGTTGTAGATACTCCACTAATTTTTACAAGGTCTTGATCTTTAAATCCATGAGTTGTAGCAGCAACTAATTCCCATTGTCCTTTACCAGCAGGATATATCTCAACTCCACTTACTGTGCTTGAAGCAACACTGATATAACTTACTTCTTTTCCTAAAACTCTTGATACTCTAATATTCGCACCAGTTCCTTCAGTTTTTGTATTATCAAGAACAACTTCATCATTAACCCTGTAAGATTCTCCTCCAGTTTCAATTCCAACTGTTTCAACAAAACCAGGCCCTATTGCTTTTACGTCAGTAACTTGTTTTAAATCATTTGGTATTGTGAGATATTGATATTTTAACTTATCATCCATTAAATTATATGGATCAATATTTCTTAACCATGTTGTATTACGAAACTCGTATTCTTTCTGACATGATAATGATTTAAAATTAAATTTATTGGGAACAGATGTATAACCATCTCCTATTAGGTAAGGGAATTGTGGTCTTCTATATTGTGCAAAGTTACCAGAGGTATCAGAACTAACTGGATCAATCGTAGCAAAATACGCATAAGTTCCATTTGGATATTCTGGAGTAACACAAAATCTTCCATTATTTTCATCAAGGTATGATTGATCCTTTACTTCCTTATATTCATAATCATTAACAAATATTCCCTCTGGAAATGATGCAACTGGTGGTCTATTGTCTTGTAATTTAATGGAGTAACTAGACTTCATCAATTTAACAACACCACCAGTTTGTTCAACAAATCCATATGGCCCATATATTGGATTTCCATCATAAGCATATCCAATGATCGGTGAATGGTCTGTCGATTCAACTTCGACACTAGCGACTCTTCTTAAATCACTCTTTCCGTATAATATCTTTCCAGAAGCATCTCTACCAAACATCGCCTCTCTTAATTTTCGAGGTGCATATAAATGAGTATATTGAAGTTCATGTTCTCTATTAAGTCCTAGAGTTATAAATCCATCATCATCAGCAAAATTGTTTATGTGTTTTTGAACTAAATTAATTCTCCAAGATTGCAACACAGAATTAAATTGAACTCCTGATCCGGGGAATTGTATTGTCATTGTGGTATTACCAGCAGTATAACCAATACCACCTTCTAACACCTTAACTGATGCAACAGTGTTATTTTCCATAACAGGGGTTACGACTGCACCGACTCCATCACCTGTAACAATTATATCAGGGGGAGATAGATATTGTTTACCAGAGTTTAAAACTAAAACTTCAACTATTTGACCTCTAGCATCAATAACAGGTTGAAGTTGTGCTTGTGCTCCGGGAATGAGTGTCACGTTAGGTTGACGATCTAAATTGACAACTTCCGAAGATCCATATCCAACACCTTTGTTTTCTAAATGTACAGAAGTACAA